CAACCTCGCCGTCGCAGACCGCATGATGGAAATGGAGCGCGAGGTCATCAATGACGTGTTCCTGATCACGCTGTTTCAGGTTTTGGTTGAGAGCCATACCATGACCGCGACCGAAGTCATGGAGAGAGCAAGAGAGAAAGGCGCGCTACTGTCTCCGACGATGGGGCGCAGCCAGACAGAATACCTTGGCCCGCTGATCGAACGGGAACTCGACGTGCTGGCGCAGCAGGGCTTGCTGCCGGAAATGCCGGAAGAACTGATCGAGGCTGGAACCGAGTTCGACACGATTTACGACAGCCCGCTCTCCCGCGCCCAGCGAGCCGAGGAGGCGACGGGTCTGATGCGGTTGATGGAGTGGGCCAGCGCTCACGTTCAAATCACAGGCGACCCGTCTCCGCTGGATTGGGTCGATTGGGATGCTGCTTTACCGGAACTAGCCGACATTTCCGCCGTGCCGTTCCGTTGGATGCGGAATATGAAAGGTGTGGAGGAGCTTCGGGCATCTCGCGCTCAGCAGCAGCAAATGCAGACTATGATTGAGGCCGCACCTGCCGCTGCCGGACTGGTGAAGGCCGCTGGATGATCGAGGCCTTAAAGCGATACCTCGGCAATCGCCGCCGCGCTTATCAGCGTGTGTTCGGCACAGGCAATCCCGATGCGGTTGTCGTCATGCAAGACCTCGCACGCTTTTGCAGAGCCTACCAGACAACGGTAATGCCCGACGCAAGAGCCAGCGCGGTACTAGAGGGGCGTCGGGAAGTCTGGCTGCGGATACAGCAGCATCTGCAACTCGACGAGGATACGCTGTGGCAACTCTACCACGGCAGGACAGTGAAGGAACCAGACAATGAATGATACCGTACCGCAGGGCGATGTCGCCCCACAAGACGCTGCAAGCCCGTCCGATCCCCACGTCACCGTAGGGCTTGCGGCCATGGCGGAAGGCGAGGGAGGTGTGCCTCCTTCCGCTACTCCTGAGCCTTCTGCCAGCCCCTCACCTGATTCCTGGGATATTCTAAAAGACCCGGTGGCGAAGGCCTGGGTAACGAACAAAGGCCTTCCCGATGTGCAGGCTCTGGCCAAGTCGGCAATGAATGCCGAGAAGATGCTGGGCAAGCCAACCGACAGCCTGATCGAAATCCCGAAGGATCAATCGCCGGAAGCCATGCGCCCAATCTGGGAAAAGCTGGGCGCTGGCCAGAGGCCGGAAGATTACCAACTCCCCGTTCCCGAAGGACAGGATGGAGCCTTTGCACAACAGGCGGCGCAGTGGATGTATGAAGCGGGTGTTCCCGTTCCGATGGCGCAGCAGCTTGCCGAGAAATGGAACGAATATGTGGGCGGTGTTACTGCGGAGCAGTCGCAGCAGATTCAGCAACGCGATCAAGCGCAGGTGGATCAGCTAAAGCTGGAATGGGGTCAGAACTTCAGGGCCAACCTCGAAATTGCCATGCGTGCCGCTGACGAGTTCGGTATTGACGATACGGCGCAGGAGGCCTTGAAGCAGGCCCTGGGACCGGGACAAGCCGCTCGAATCCTGCTGAACATCGGCAGTAAACTGGCATCGGATGACGGTTTCGTTGGCGGGGAAATTCCTGGCTTTGGCACGGGCGGCTCGCCGGAACAGGCGCGCGAGCAGATCAGGCAGTTGCAGCGGGACAAGGATTTTGGCAGGCGTTTTGTGGCTGGAGACACGCAGGCGCGGCAGCAAATGGAAAGGCTGCAACGCACTGCCTATCCTGGCCAGACACAACTTTAAGGCTTGACAATGGCCAACGCTGTTGATAACTGCATTGTTAATGTTCGCCTTGAATGCCTGCGAATGGCTCATAGGCATGATAAAAGCGAGCAGGACATTGTGGCGCGAGCCGAGGTTTATGAAGCCTACGTCTTAGCGCCGCTCTACGCTGATACCCCGTCTGACGATGGGCCAGCGGACAGCGCGGAACCAAGGCCGCGCCGGGGGCGTCCTCCGAAAACGACGCAGAAGCCGGCCCCGTAATCACACGGACACGCCCTTCAACGGTTTGACTTTAACCTTGGAGTGGACAACGTGTCTGAAAATGTAATCCCCACCTTCCAGGTGATGCAGTTCGCGACAAATGTCGAGCTGCTTCTCCAGCAGAAAGGTTCGATGCTGCAAAACTATGTGATGATTGGAAATCATGTAGGTAAGCAGGCATCCCCCGTTGATCAGGTCGGCAAGATCGCGGCGCAGAAGGTGACTTCTCGCTTTGCCGATATGGGTCGCGTCGATGCGCCGACAGATCGTCGGTGGGTCTACCCGGTCGATTACGACCTGCTGCAGTTGATCGACATGTTCGACAAGCTGCGCCTCATCACCGATCCCGAATCCACCTATTCCCAGAACGCGATGTATGCCATGGGCCGCGCCCGTGACATTGAAATCATCGAGGCGTTCCAGGCCGCGGCCAAGACCGGCGAGACGGGCGGGACTTCCACCAGTTTCACGGCGGCTAATGAAGTGGACGTGGCGGTTGGCGGCACCAACAGCGAACTGAACGTGGCGAAGTTGCGGGCGGTACGCGAGATTGCGCGCAGCAAACACATCGACCTCGACAGCGATCCTCTCTACTGCGGCCTGACGGCTGTGGACGAGGCGGCTCTGCTGAACGAGATCGAAATCATCTCCAGCGACTACAAGTCGGGTATGGCCCCGGTGCTTGAGGACGGGCGTCTGCGCCGGTTCCTGGGCATTAACTTTGTGTTCTGCGAGCAGATCGAAACGACTGCTGCCGGCACGAACGAGGTCAACATCCCGGTGTGGTGCAAGTCCGGTATGCATCTGGGCATCTGGAATGACATGTACGCTAGTGTCTCGACACGTCACGACCTCCAGGGCGAACCCTGGCAGTTGTACATGGCGCAGACCATTGGCGCGACTCGCCTCGATGAAGACAAGGTCTTCAACATTGAATCCTACCGGGCATAAGGAGTAGCTGACCAATGGCTGTACAGCATCTCGACTCAACCACCATTACTCTCATGGAGGCAACGCCACGGACCCCCGTGGACGGCGCTCTCCAGGGTGGTGGTCTTCGTGTGGCAAAGGGCGTTGTGACTCCCGCTGCCGATGATACGGCGAACTCGACCTACAGGTTCTGCCGCATCCCCTCTAACGCCATCGTTCATCAGGTTCTGATTAACGCCGCAGATGCCACCACGGCTGGTGCGGTTAATATCGGCCTGTGGGATACCGAGTCCAACGGCGATGCCGTGGTTGATGCGGACCTCTTTGCTTCAGCCCTCGACTTGTCCGCTGGCCCGTACAACAACAGCGACCAGACGTTCGAATCCGGCGAGTACACGCTTGCTGAATCCGAAACTCGCATCTGGGAAGTTCTTGGCCTGTCCGAAGACTCGCACAAGGAATACGATGTGGTCGCGCAGGTCAGCACTACCTTCAATGGTGGGCCGACTGCAATTCAGTTGACCGTCTACTACTCGGTCTAACAGGTTGGGGGGCTTCGGCTCCCCTTCCTTTAGGGAGAACAGCAAATGGCTGATACTTTTTATGGCGTTGCAGTGGACGGCACGGGTAACGTGAGCGCGGTTACGGTTGGGTCTTCGACAGGAGGCACGGTCATCGAATTGCGGGTAACTGACGCGACGGCTCAGTTGACCACCAACAAGAATGCGCTCTTGAAGTCTCTCAAGGCGATTGAGAATTATATCCGCACAGCCTCTGCGCCAGCGTAAGGAATAGCGAATGGCTACCATCAACGTATCCGGCGCTACTTCCCGTGGCGCGCAGGTGTTTGAATACAAATGGGAAACCATGGGCAATGCCGATACCGGCACGTCAATCGAGACTAACAACCTCGTCGATATGACGGTTACGATTGATGGCACTTTTGGCAGCGCAACGGTGACAATCCAGGGTTCAAACGATGGGACCAACTGGCATTCAATGACAGACCCGCAAGGCAATGCGGTGGCTAAAACCGCCGCTGCCATGGAGGTTTTGTCCGAGGCTCCCCGGTACATTCGAGCTATCACGTCGGGCGGCACAGGTACTGATGTCGATGTAATTCTCCTGGCACGGAGGGCGTTGCGATGACGACCAAAGCCGATCTAAGCAAGGCCGCTACTGGCCTCAAGCAAATGGGCAATATGTTCCGCGCATTCGAGCACGCGGACGAGGTTGTCAAAGTCTTGGAGAGCCAGAACCAGTTGGCATCGGAGGCCGAATCTCGCCGTAAAAGCGCGGAGGCGGAAACCGAGCGTCTCAAAGCGGAAGCAGACAAGGCGCGTGCCGGCGCAAAAATAGCGCAGGAAAATGGCCAGAAGGCTATTGCCGACGCTCGTGCCGAGGCGGCTGATATTCGCCAGAAGGCAAGGGATGCTGCCAAGAGGGCAACAGATACTGCTGATAAGAAGGTTCTTGAAGCGGAAGCCAAGTGCGTTCTGGCAGAAGAAAAACTTGCAACACTGGGTCAGGAACGCCGTGCTGCGGAAAAGGATCTGGCCGACATTCGCGGTAAGATCGAGAAAGCCCAGGCAACAGCCCGTCAACTCCTCGCCGTGGAGTAACGGTCATGGTGTTCCGGCATCGTCGTCGGAGGCCTTGGCTTCTTGGTGGAGGCGGCACTGGCGCAGACACATCGGTACTGCTGCTGGAAACGGCGTCGGATAAACTGCTTCTTGAGGGCGGTTCCGACGCCATTTTGCTTGAAGGGCTTGCTTGATGGCTGACACAGCACTTTCCGCGCTGCTTGCCACAACCGCGCTTGCCAGTGGCGACCTGTTCTATGTTGTTGATGGCGGCGTTTCAAAAAAGGTCGATTATGACGATGTCGTGGCACAGATCATGGCGGCATCAGGCACGATTACCAACAAGACGATAGACACTGCCAACAACACTATTACGGTAGTTGAAGCAGATATTTCTGATTACGATCCGGCCAGCACCGCTATGGCCCGCGTCGCCGGCTCGACCTACAGCACCATCCAGCACGCACAAGACATCTTCCACTCCGCCGGTCATACAAGCGGCGGGACGATTACGCAAAATGGGACAGACTTTGACGTTGCCGCTGGTACAGGTTTAATACGGGCGACAGATAGTGATGTCGCTCAACTCTTGTGGTTCGACTGGTCAGCAGCAAACACAAACGCCATACCTGACGGCGCAGAGCGCTATGTTGGCGTCGAATACAATGCAGGATCGCCACAAGTCGTTGTCAAAACGTCTTACAGTTGGGATTTGAACACGGAGTTTCCGTTAGGAAAAGTCGTGCGGGAGGGGTCTGATCTTTGGATCGAGAATGCGCCTCACAAAGTTGGCGACCATGCGGGGTTGATGATCTCCCGCCTTTACGAGACCATGCCTCTGAAGCGAGATGAGCGGACAGGTGGACTAATTCTGGGCGAGACAGGCACTCGCAACATTACAATTAGCGCAGGGGCTATCTGGGACCGGCTAAACCGATTTGCGTTCGCGGCTATTGACACGTCTGCGACAGGAACTTTCGACCGTTATTACCGTGACGGTGTAGGCGGATTCACGAAACAGTCGGCTCAAACGACGTGGGATAACACTCAGTACGACGATGGCAGTGGAACGCTTGCTACGATGACCAACAACCGTTGGTCTGTGCAGTATTTTTATGTCACTGTTAATGACAATCTGCTCAGTATGTACGGACAAGCTGAGTACGTTTCAGAGGCCGCAGCCGAAGCAGACACTCCGCCGTCGCCTTTACCTAACCGTATGGACGAAGCTGTCCTTATAGGGCGCATCATTTTCCAAAAGTCAGCGTCATCAGCGCAGTCTGTTGAGACTGTGTTTTCCACAACATTTTCTGGCTCCATTGTTACAGATCACGGGCTGTTGGGTGGCTTAGGCGACGACGACCACACGCAGTATGTATTGGCTGATGGCTCTCGACAGATCACCGGCAGCCAGGACTTCGCTGCCAGCACGGCGCTGACATGGAATAGCACGGCCATTCTGTCGGACAGCGCCGGCACTATGACACTCAGTAACATTGATGCGCTAGACGCAACAACTGAAGCAACTATCGAAGCAGCTATTGACACCCTGTCTAACCTAACGTCTGTAGGCACGATTGGTACAGGCGTATGGGAAGGCACAGACGTAGCTGTATTACACGGCGGCACAGGTGCCAGTTCAGCGCCAAATGCTCGTACCAATCTCGGAGTTGGTACTGGTGACAGTCCGCAGTTCACAGCGGTCAATATCGGTCACGCCAGTGATACGACACTTGCTCGCGTGAGTGCAGGGCTTGCGTCTATCGAAGGCGATACGATTGCCCTTCTGACGGCTACGCAGACTTTCACTAACAAGACCCACACCAACATCATTCTGGATGGCTCTGTAACGGAAGAGATTTTCGCGTGGTCCACGACGGCCGGCAGCAACACGACCGAGTTTGACCCGGCGAATGGTACGGTTCACACGCTGACGCTCACGGGTAATATGACCTCCGTTACGGACAACGTAGCTGCGGGCGAGAGTTTCATCATTGGTATTGATGACGGCACAGCATACACGTTCGCGTGGCCGACGATAACCTGGGTGAACAACGCCGGTAGCGCACCAACGCTGGCGACGACGGGCTACACATGGGTCGCCGTTTGGAAAGTTAGCACGACGCTCTATGGCGCATTGATCGGGGATGGCACATGATCTTAGCGCGAAAACTTCTCGGGGCCGGTGGGCTTGTTGATGGCGTTGCTC